ATATTGTAATGTTGTCTACCATTCTTCTGAAGTGTTAAATACTGAAGGGCAACTTGGTTTGATGAAAGAAATATATCTTTCTGATGGTTGGGCGAGTGAAGAAGGTATAAGAAGAAAAGGTAATCAATGTTTCAGAGGGCAGGGTAATGTAACGTTTGTATTAATAGATGCAAAAAATCTTGAAACTGTAAAAGAAATGAAAAGTAAAGTTAGAGCATTATTTAATGTTGGCAATCATTCTGTCCATATCAATGATACTCATGAGGAAACTGTTAGAATAGCAAAAACAGTATTTAACGATAATAGCATACATTTTATTAATAATAGAAAAAACGTGCTATTTCCAAACTATAGAAAACTTATGAACGCTATAAAACCAGATAACAATACAGTAATTACTGGTTCAACTGTGCTATCACTATATGGTTTAAGAGATTGCAAAGACCTAGATTTTATCTATTATAATAATGCACCAGCGGACTCTCATAACCAATATTTAGAAACACATTATAAATTGACCCTTGACGATATTGTTAATAATCCACTCTACCATTTATATTATAATGGATTTAAATATGTCTCTTTAGATGCAATAAAGAATATGAAAATGGTAAGAAATGAACCGAAAGATGTGGTAGATGTTAAACTAATAGAGAAAATAAGAGTTTAAAATGAAAAACCTAATTTATCAAGTCTGGTCTGGTAATCTTTCAGAAGAAGCAAAAGTTAGTAGTAAATTAATGAAATCTTATGCTGAAAGAATTGGTGCTGAGTATATACTAGATATAAACCCTAACATTGCAAGTAAAATATGTGATGTTCCTATGTACTTTGAATGGTTGAATCCAATATTGGACGATAGGTTTTTAAAGTATGATAAAATTTTGTCAGTTGACTTAGATGTGTTTCCTGTAGAGAATTTAAAAGAAAATATATTTGAGGAAGATGTTGGTGACATAGGCGCATGTACTGAACCATTTCAAGGAAAACAAAGAGCAACAGTAACTGTAGGTGGCCACATAAATAAAAAAAATGATGAAAGATGGGCTTCTGTCGTAAAACAGAATTGGGGTGTTGATCTTCCAAGAGACGGAGATAATAATTTAAAGGTATATAATGCTGGCATGGTAGTCTTCACGAAAGAGGGAATACAAAAAGCAAAAGAATGGATGCCTTTTCAAGAGTATATTGATTTTATGAGAAATAAGGGATTAGGTAGATTTTATACTGTAGATCAAAATTATTTTCATTTAATGGTGTGCGCAAATTATGGCGTAGATTTTAGAGAAATGGATAATGGATGGAATTCTCAGATACATTATGTTAGGGGACCATTAGCAATAACTAATAAAATAAATGATGAGAGAAATAAAAATACTAAATTTGTACATGTACAAATGACTGGTCACAAGTGGAATGAACAAAGTCTCTATGAGATTGTAAATCTTCCACAAAGCAAATGGAGATTTAAATATGAAAATTCATGAGTATAAAAATTATGATGAATATGTTGAGTGGCAAATACGCACTAACAAATCGAAAAAAGGATGGGTTTACGCCAAAGAAAGCACTATACAGCAGATTGCAAAAGACTGTCCATTAGCTACCACGATTATATGTCATGGTACTAGAGCTGGTGCTGAACAGAGTTTTTTTAAAAAGTATTTCCCACATGCAGAGGTTCTGGGAACTGAAATTAGTGATAATGCTACAGAATATCCTATGACTGTAGAACATGACTTTAATTTTCAAAAAGAAGATTGGGTTGGAAAATATGATATTGTGTATTCTAACTCTATAGATCACAGTATTGACCCCGAAGCAACTTTAAAAACTTGGAGTGATCAACTTTCTTCTGTTGGTAGAATGTATATCGAATATGCTCAACGTCAAAGCATTCCGGGTGGAAATGTTAATGATCCTTTAGATGCTACTAATGAAGAAATAGAACAAATTTTAAATGATATTGGTATGATAATTGTTAATAAAATAACTAGAGACATTAAACATGGTGGTTTAGTCTTTGTATGCAAGAAAGGTAATAAAGTATGATTAACTCTGAACTTGGGCATGTAAAAACTCTAGAAGAGTTTAACAGTGAAATTCGTAGTCAGCAAGAAGAAGGTCATGGTGAAGACTATTGCCAAATTCATGATGCTATTACAAAATATATGAAAGACTGTGACAGTTATATGGAACTTGGTGTTCACCAAGGCGGCACTGCTTCTGCTGCTATGATGACTAATCCAAAATTCGTGCAGCTAGTTGATATCAGTTTCGAAAAGTACAATAAATTTTTGGCACCTATTGCTAAAAAATATTGTAAGGATAACGGTATTCACTTGGTTCTGAAAGAAGTTGACTCTCGCACTTTTCCTGCCATTGCTACTGTAGATATGCTAGTTATTGACTCTGTTCATAATGCAAAGTTTATGAAGCAGGAGTTAGATATTCATGGTAGTAATGTAAACAAATATATTATTGCGCATGACACAATGAGACTTTTTAATAAAGTTGATGAGCAACTTCATAACACGCTAGTAGACTTTGCCAAGAAAAATCGTTGGGAAGTTATTGATCGTGGCACGACTAATGTTGGATACACAGTGTTGAAAAAGAAATAAAATGAAAGCCTTTGTAATTACCTTGTTTAATGATAAGTATAGTGTTCAGTCTGCTGAGAACACTCTCAAGACTGCTAGACAGATGAATGATGACCTTCATATTGAAATGGTTCGTGCTGTTACTCCTGATAAGATTAAAGACAGCACCTATTCTTATCCTAAAGAGGGTGAGTCAAGTACCTATGAAGGTATAACTCTCACAGGATATAAGGCAAAGGATATCGGCAAGAAGATTGCTTGTTCTTTGTCTCATATGCATCTCTGGAATAAGTGTGTAGAGATGGGTGAACCTATTATGATCCTAGAGCATGATGCTGTATTTACTCGTAAGTTTAGACTTGGTAAACTTTTGGATGCGATTGAGGATGGTGATATTGTAATGATTAACGATCCCCGTGGTGCTACTCGTAGAGGCACTGTCTACCATGAAAACATTATTCGGTGGGATAAAGGATTGAACACTATTGATGGTGTCAACACTCCTGATGAAAATGTTCCTGATGGTCTTGCAGGTAATAGTGCCTATATCATTACACCAGCAGCAGCAAAGAAAGCATCTGAACTTCAGTCTAGTATTGGTATCTGGCCTAATGATGCTCTGCTCTGTAAGCAACTGTTTCCTCTCAACCTTAAGTCTTACTATCCATATATAACTAGAGTTGAACAAAAGAAGTCCACTACTACAGGATAATATTATGCAATCTTATGTTATTACGATTATGGATGAACCAAAGTCTGTAGAATCTGCCCAACGATGTATCAAGTCTGCTAAACGACGTGGTGTAAATGTAGAGATGTGGCCTGCTATTACACCTAAAGATGATCCAGTAAAAATCTTCAAAGATAAAGGATTGTCTACTCGTAGGTTCGAGAATAGTCCATATTCTAGACCTGTAAATGCTATGTCTGCATTCCTATCACATAGAAGTTTATGGGAAAAGTGTCTGGCAGATAAAAGAGAAACGATGATTCTAGAACATGATGCTTACTTTGTTGATAGCATCAAAATGCCATTGTTCTATGACAAGATTATTTCTCTAGGTAAACCTTCTTATGGTAACTATCGAAATCCTGCTCAGTTTGGTGAGAACCCACTTACTTCCAAAGCATACTTCCCCGGCGCACATGCCTATGTAATGTCACCTTCAGGTGCCAAAGATGCTTTACATACATCTTTAGCTTGGTCAATGCCGACTGACCTGTTTTTTAATATTGAACTTTTTCCTAACCTAATGGAACTATATCCATGGCCTGTTGAGGTAAGAGAGACATTCTCTACTATTCAAGAAGAAAAAGGTTGTCTTGCCAAGCATCAATATAATGAGGATTATAAAATCTTATGATTACAGTTGCATGTGTTTTTTGGGGCAATAAGTTTTCTGATGATTATGTTTATAATCTAAAGTCTATGGTAGAACGGAATACAACTGTTCCACACCAATTTGTATGCTTCTCTGATCGGGAACTAGAGGGTATCAAGACTGTTAAACTTATTCCGGGGTATGAAGGTTGGTGGAACAAAATGCAAATGTTCAATACTGACTTTAGACTAGGTAATAGAGTTGTCTACCTTGACCTTGACACTCTTATTGTAGGTAATATTGATTGGTTACTAGAATATGATGGTATGTTTATGGGTATTGAAGACCTTGGATCAGTAAATGAACATCAACCAGAACTAAAAGGTAGATTACAATCTGGTGTTATGTCATGGGACTATAGACTTAATAGTCACTTATGGAATAGATTTGCTTCTAGTGGAGAGTCGCAGAGATACAGAGGTGATGGTGAATACTTAAATCATATCGTTCCAAAGTATCAAAGAGACTTTATTCAAAAGAAATACAAAGGTAAATTGAAGTCATATAAGTATCAAGTATATTCAGAGGGAATTACAGATGATCTTTCTATTATCTGTTTTCATGGTAGACCTAGTATTCCACAGGCAATGACAGAAACTGTTACGACTGGATGGAAAAACTCTGGGAAGACCTATGAACCTCAAGACTGGATTAAGGATTATTGGAGATAGTTGAAGTATGGCTAAGGTAGCACATATTATTGGTAATGGTGATTCATGTGTATGGTATAAACCTGCCAAGGGACTGAAGATTGTTTGTAATCTACCACCCATGGAAGTTCCAAATGTCTATGTTTCTTGTATGGTTGATTTTAAGATGATGAAGGCTCTTACTAATGGAGACTTTCCTAATCCCTATACATGGGTTCTAGGTTATAGACCTAAAGTTTGGATGGAAAAGAATCCTAGTTTCTATATGCAAAACTCATCTAAGATCAAAGAGTTTTATACAGAACTTCCTGGCTATGCTGGTAAAGGTGGTCAAGGATATACCAACTTTAATTGTGGACACTTTGCTACGCATTGGACTGCTAACAAGGTAGGTGCAGAAGAAATTCATATGTATGGATTTGATTCTATTATGGACTTTGATATTCGTTCTAAAACTGATTTCCTGCTACCATCTGATAGAGGGTCTATGAATACACAGAGATTGTCTCATACATGGAGAACAATCTTCAAGGGTATCTTTGAAGAATTTAAGGATACTCAGTTTGTCATTCACCATAAGCATGATAACATTAAATTCCCAAAACCTGATAATGTAGATATTGTTGTGCATAAAAACGCTTGACAAGTCAAAATCATTATGATATTCTATCTTATGTGAAATGAAAAAGGATATCACTATGAAAAAGTTTTCCTACTACATTAAGTGGAAAGATGCCAAAGGCAAAGAGCAGGTTAAGACCTATGCAGGTGTAGCTGGTCGCAACTACTGGAAAAAGAAGATCATCAAAGAACTTGGTGATAAGTGTATCGTTGACGAAGGCAAAGAACTTGTAACAGAGTCTGGTGATACACAGAAGTTTTCTGAGACAGAGAAAGAGCCTTTGCTTGGTCCTATTGATCAACTACACTCTCGTCTGAGTGATGTCCCTACTGGTCGGTTTGTCATGTCAAACTGGAACCAGCAGAAGAAGGCATATCAGTCTCGTATGTATGGTGGTCTGAATAACCATCTGAAAGTCATTGAACCTGATGGAGCAATCTCTCTCCAAGGTCATGACATTATCAAATCTACTGATAAAAAGAATATTCGCACTCTGACTGATGGTCGGCGGTTTGATTGTGCAGGATGGCCTGTTTAGATAAAATCCGAAACGATAGTTGAAAAAAAAGTGAAAAGGGGGCTTGACGGCCCCCTTTTTTGTGACTATATTATAAATGTAAGTTGAGAAAAGAAAGAGATTGATATGAACTTCGCTATTGATATGACTACCCGCCGTTGTGACTGGAACCAGATCGACTATGATGCGCCTGTGCGTGGTGCTGGCATGGTCTGCCAAGGTGAGACTGGTCGTTTCTGCGTGGTCATGGTAGCTGGTCCTGAGTGGATCGCTGATAACCCCGATACCGAAATCGTCTCATGGGACGAAGCATCAAAGCGAATCGAAGCACAAGGATGGTGGCTAGAATAGTCACCCCTACTACATCGCACTACATTAATAAAGAAAGGTAATATATTATGATCGACGCAATGACTCTTCGCTCCATCCGTAGCGCTGACAACGATACACTCAACGCAATGATTAAAGAAATCAATACACGTCGTCGGAATATTAACCAAAAAATCATCGGTAAGTTTACCGTAGGTCAAGTGGTCGAGTTTACCACCAAGAAAGGTGATATCGAGCGTGGTGAGGTTGAGAAGATAAACCGTAAGACCATTAGCGTTCGAACTGCTCCCCTTGTTCGTTGGCGGGTATCGCCACGGCTGCTGCGGGCAGCGTAACATAAATGCAACACCCCCAAAATAATATGAAAAAAATTCATTTTGGGGGTTGTATTTTTCGTCAGAATGTTTATATTAATAATGTAAGTTGAGAAAAGAAAGGAATTGCCAAATGGCTACCCGTGCTAATATTATGATCACTACCGATTGGAAGAACTTTGCAGCTGCATACTGTCATTGGGATGGCGGTCTTTGGTGTGTCGGTGGTATGCTTGAAGAGCATTACAATGACACTGACACTATCCTTGACCTTGTTGCTCTCGGTGATATGTCTAGTCTGAAAGAGACTGTAGAAGAAACTGCTACTGATGAGAAGAATGCTTACAAAGAGCAGGGTGGTCAAGTTGAGATGAAGACTGAAGAAAATGTCTTCATTGCCAGCTGTGGTGAAGAATACCTTTACGTTTGGGATACTAAACAAGAGAAGTGGTTTGTAGGCACCTACTACACCAGCACTCCTAACTGGCGTTCTTTGAAGGTTGCAGTTCAGGAATTTCTTGCTGAAGTGCCTGAAAAGACTATCTTTGGTGAAGATTACACTGTCTACGGTATGGCAGCATAAAGGAGAACGATACTATGGCTATCCAAGTGAAACCTAATATGAATACCCGCAAAGACATGCAAGTTTTTGCTACTGCTAAAGAAGCAGTTCTGTTCCTTGAAGAATACTGTGAAGGCACGTCTGCTGGACGGACCTATGAGGAAAAACTTCAAGAATGGATTTGGATTGAAAAAGCAAAAATAATTTAAAAAAGTGCTTGACAATCGTTTTAAAATGAAGTAGTATCTAAGAGTATCTTAAAGAAGGAAATACAAGATGTCACATGAAATTGAAATGGTAAACGGTGTTGCTCAGATGGCCTATGCAGGCGAACTGCCTTGGCATGGTCTTGGTCAGCAGGTCTCTGATGATATCACTACTGACGGTATGATGAAAGCAGCTGGTCTTGATTGGTCTGTAACCAAGCAACCTATGTATTACATGGATGACCTTGGTGAGATGGGTGAAGTTCCCGGTAAGTCTGCTCTGGTTCGTTCTTCTGATAACAAAGTCATGGATATTGTAGGCCAGGACTGGAACCCTGTTCAGAATGCAGAAGCATTTGAATTCTTCCGTGAGTTTGTTGATACTGGTGATATGCAGATGCATACTGCTGGTTCCCTCAAAGATGGTAAGATGGTCTGGGCATTGGCAAAGGTCAATGACGGGTTTACTATCAAGACTGCACAGGGTGAAGACTCTGTTGAGTCCTACCTCTTGTTCTCTAACCCTCACCAGTACGGCAAGTCTATTGACGTGCGTTTTACTCCTATCCGTGTTGTATGTAATAACACTCTGACTCTTTCCTTGAACCAGAATGTTGACCAGTATGTCCGCATGGGACACCAACGTCCCTTCAATGCTGAAGATGCTATGGCAACTCTAGGCATGGCACACAAGAAGCTGGAGACTTACAAAGAGGCTGCTGAATACCTCTGCCAGAAGTCTTACACGACCGATGATATGTTGAACTACTTCAACCAAGTCTTCCCTTCTGCTTCTGACCGTGACTCTAACAAGTCCCGTGAAGCACAAGAGGTGATGCACACTCAAGCAGGTGCAAACCTTGGAGAAGGCACCTTCTGGCAACTCTACAACACCACGACATATATGGCGGATCATACGCTTGGTCGGAATTCTGACACTCGGTTGCAGTCTTCTTGGTATGGGTCTAACGCTAATATGAAAAAGAAGGCTCTGGAGTTGGCAGTAGAAATGGCAAACGCTTCCTAAAGCGTTCTACCTCTACTAAACCCCGGTGGACAGTCTTGGTGAAAAACATTCCTTTCACCGTCTGTCCACCATTTCTTTTTCTTTAGATTCTCAATATGCTCTTTAGTATGGGAACGACCCTTACGACCCTTGAGCGATTCTGATATTTTATCACCCCAAGTTATCTTTCGGTCTTTGAGTGATGTGGATATTTTATCACACCAAGTTATCTCACGGTCTTTGAGTGATGTGGATATTTTATTCTTATGCTCTTGTGTGAGAGTTTTACCCAAGTTGTGCTTGTTACCCATCATCTGTTCTGATACCTGTTTGCGCCTTTCAGCAGACATTTTATATCCACTACTGCCTTCACCGCCTTCCGCTCTATTCAGAAGGATTCCATTTTGATCTATTCCCTTGCGTCCATACCAACGGATATATCGTCTCTCAAGGGCGAAAGCTCCCAACTCACTAAGGTTGGTCTCCATAAACACGATTCGATCTCTATATCTTGGTTTATTCAACCATTTGTGTGAATCGTATGCTCTATTACCTTTACCCTTACCGATATAGTAAGGTGTGCCATCTTTGCGCAAATATGCGTATATATAAAACATAGCTGAAAACTCCGTTGTGTTTTTAGAGTAGGCAGGAATGCCAGTTCCGTGGTCTACACTTTTATTTATACTTTTTACATTTTAGCACTTGACAACTCCCTGCCAATATACTATATAATGTATATACTTTGATTTTTTAGGTTATTTGAAATGCGTAAGCAGACTGTTTATATTATTATTTTTATTCTTTCATTCATTGCAGGGTGGACCGTGTATGGTCTTATCAGCCCTGTCTGGTCAGAGGAACTAGACTGTAATGAAGTAAGTTTTGGTGAGTATGACTATACTGACATTTCTACTAACCTTCCTACTCGGAACAACAATCCCGGCAACATCCGTAAGACAAAGGTGACCTACTATGGTGAAACTACTAATGAGTCTGGATTTGAGTCGTTCGCTGCTCCTGAATGGGGATATGCAGCTATGTTTGATCTTCTTGACCGTCTTTACACTGGCCTCTCTCTGAGTGAAGCAATCTACAAGTGGGCTCCACCTTCTGAGAATGACACAGAACGGTATGTGAAGTTTGTAGCAAAGAAGACGGGTTATGACCGTGATGAGTATAAAGTAAATGTGAATGATGAAAGCATTATCGAGTTTGCCAAGTATATGTCTGTCCTAGAAGGCATGAAAGGTTTCTCTGATGATGATGTAAGTTTTGGTTATATGATTTGGGAAAAGTGTTACTAATGGTCAAAGAAATTGATTTAACCGACGATGTGCGCTTCTCTGGTTTAGATGACGGAAATCTCACCTACAACCAAGGATATGGTTATGTATCTGTAGATGACGCAGACATTAACAGGATTGAAGTAATCGGTTCTGATGAAGGTCGTGAGTATGTAAGAGACCTCAAAGAAGATGAACAGCTGTTTTGTATACTTCAAGACGACAATCGTACTATGAAGATTTTTATTGATAAGGTTAAAGGATGAATAATGGATGATTTTGAAATTAAACAAATTAATGACTTTGTTCGGGCGATGGAGATTATCCTACGCCATGAAGATATCGAACATTTAAAAGAGTTGGAAGAATATTGCCAACATCGTATTAAACAATTAGAGGTTGAGAATGAAGCACCAGCGTTTAAGTGAAGAAGGTTTTGGTGAGAAGGGCAACTATACTATTATCCTTCCTATTGACCAAGGAGTAGAGCATGGTCCAGTAGATGCATTCTTTGCTACTGCACATCCAGAAATGCTGGATATTGATTATCAGGTAGATTATATTGCAGAACTTCTACATGAGGGTCTAGTAGGTGCTACAGCACTACCAAAGCGCACTGCTAATCTACTTTGTAAAAAGTATCCGCATCTTTCCAAAGATGTTATTTTGAAACTGAATCATGGTAATAATCTAAACAAAGACCTTGAACCTTCACAGGCAGTCTATGCTAGTTCTCGTCATGCTGCTAACATGGGCGGAGTAGGGTTTACAATCTATCCGGGGTCTTCTAAGCAAGATGATATGATTAATTATTTTGGTAAAGTTCAAGAACATAAACCGGATAATGTAAAGTCTATTCTCTGGTCCTATCCCCGTGGCCTTGGTTACGAAGAGACTACAAACAAAACACTTATGCATGCTGCATATATGGCTGCACAGTTAGAACCTGATGTTATCAAGGTCAAAATGCCAGCAAATAGTATGGATGTTGTAAACATTGTTAAAGCAGCATGTGGCATTCCAGTAGTCTTCTCTGGTGGAGAATACACGGATTCTCAACATATGAGGCTTTATGCAGAACGTATTGCAGAGGGAGGTGGATACGGCATGATTGTAGGTCGTAATATTTTTCAACGTAAACCCGATAATGCAAAGAACTTGCTAAGGGATATACACAAAGTTTTTAGGGAGAGTTAAAATGAAATATCTCATAGCAGCACTGTTTGCTTTGATTCCTAATGTTGCTATGAGCCAAGCGATGAACAAGGTTGATATGATTACAGAGTTTTCTGACATAGCAACCTTGATTGCAGCAGAAATCTTAGAGTGTGGTGAAACCGATAAAGATCGAGTCTTAGCATTCAATGGAATCTTCGACTCGTTTATGCTTTACACAGCCGAACAGGAAGGTGTTGACCTTACACAGCAAGACATTGAAGCATATAAACTAGGCATTCTTATGCAGCAGTATGAAGGTATGCTGGTAGCACATTCAAACAAAGGATGTGATGACATTAACCGAATTATTGATATGTATGATGACAAGATGCATTATGCTGAAAGTGTCTATGACTATTACCAACCTTTAGATAGTTTATAAATATTTGTCTTGACAACTACAAAAAAATAGTATACATTAATACATAGTGCAATAATGAGAAAGGATATAGTAACATGGCAACTTTGAAAACCAAACTCCGTAAGAAGCACTTTGACACTCAATTCCGTATGAAGAAACGCATGGAAAAGATTGCTGCTTATGACTTAGAGTATGCTCAATCCTATGACATTAGTGAAATCCTGTCTGGTAATGAAGCATATCAAGAATTTGTGAGCAACAAGAACTATGAATATTGAAGACAAAATACTAACTAAGAAACGTTTTTGTGATATGGTAGAATCATATGTTTTTGAAAAACGTGAGTCCTATATGGATGCTATTGTAGATATCATGAAAGTAAATCAAATCGAAGCAGAACGTGTTAGTGTGCTGATAAATACCTCAATCAAGGATAAGTTAGAAGTAGAAGCACGCAACTTAAATTTCCTTGAAAGAATTAACACACTACCATTGTGAGGAACGAATGGGAAAATTTATGTTAAGACTAATCGGAATGTATATTCCATTTGTGCTGGTTATTCTTGGAATCGGTGCATGTTCTTTTGTCTATCAGGATGAACTTCTCGGTAGATTTAATCAGTCAGAAGAGGTGATTGAAGATGTTGGACAACCATCAACTGATGCAGAACCAATTGTTGATCAAGTCACACCTGAAGAAACTACAGAACCAGAATCGGAGATTGTGGATGAAGGAACAGAACCAAGCTTTGACGACGGACTTCCTCCAATCGGAGAATGTTTCTGTCCAAACAAATGATTATGATCATGTAGAACAAGACGGCGGGATTTCTGGATTAAGTTTGAAAGATATCCTGTCTGTAGGAACTCCATCTAGTATGGAGACTGAAGAAGGTTCAATCACCTTCGAAAATAATGATTGACAACCTGTGAATTTTATAGTATGATACACTTCTTAATATAACTGAATACAAATATACAAAAGGAATACAAATATATGTCACTTGCAAATCTTAAAAAGTCCCGTGGTTCTTCCATTGACAAACTCGTTAATGCAGCAGCAAAGTTGAATGAATCCTCAGCTGATGTTCGTAATGGTCCAGATGAGCGTATCTGGAAACCTACTGTAGATAAGGCAGGTAATGGTTATGCTGTTATCCGTTTCCTTCCTGCACCAGAAGGTGAAGAACTTCCTTGGGTCCGTTATTGGGACCATGGCTTTAAAGGCAAGACTACAGGTATGTGGTATATTGAAAAATCACTTACCTCCCTTGGTCAGAAAGACCCTGTAGGGGAGTTAAACTCTCAACTGTGGAATACTGGTCGTGATGAAGATAAGCAGACTGCACGGGACCAGAAACGTCGCCTGAAGTATGTTTCTAACATCTATGTTGTATCTGACTCTGGCAATCCAGAGAATGAAGGCAAGGTGTTCCTTTACCAGTATGGTAAAAAAATTCACGACAAGTTGATGGAATCTATGCAACCTGAGTTTCCTGATGATGATCCGGTAAATCCATTTGATTTCTGGGAAGGGGCTGACTTTAAACTGAAGATTCGTCAAGTAGATGGTTACCGCAACTATGATCGTTCCGAGTTTTCTTCTCCTGCTGTACTGGCAGATGATGATAAACTGGATACGATTTATGGTCAAGTCTATCCACTCAGCGAGTTTACTGACCCTAATAACTACAAGTCTTACGAAGAGCTGAAGGCACGACTGGATGCTGTTCTCGGTGTTAGTGGAACATTTACTCCACAGCAGGAAGAAGATTTGTCAATCACTGCTGATACTGCTCCTATGAAATCTGTGGAACCAGTATCTGCACCAAGTATTGCAGACGCAGATGGAGATGATGACACTATGTCATATTTCTCACGTCTCGCAAATGAAGACTGATAGTTAGAGAAAATCCCCGGTGTTTCCTTTCCGCCGGGGATTTTTTTATCTACCAGCAGCACCACCGATAACCCATGTTGGGTTCATACTGCCTTGATAATCGTTAGATGGTGCAACAGAAGATGAACTGGTATTGACAGCAGCTGCTGCTCCACCGCCTCCTCCACCACCAGAAACGTTATTAGTTGTTTGATAGACTACTGTAGTTCCACCACCAGAAGCACCAGCAGCAGCATTTAATTGTTGGACTGCCATACCAGTTTGAATTTGCTGTCTTTGGATTTCAACTTTTCTAATTGTTTCTTCCGTTACAGATTTGGCTAACTCTATGAGTTTTTGGTCTGAAGTAAAGGTTGCTAATTCATCCTTTAACTTTGCTGCTTTTACTCTTTTTTCATCTCTAAGTGCTTCTTTTTTCTCTTCAGACATAAAGAACCCGCTTACCGGAGCTATTCGGTCAGGATCACCCATTCTTTGCAATTTATACCCCGGACCAAGTGCTGACTTTGTGGCCTTAAATTGTATTTGATCAGCTGCTTTATTTTGTTGTTTAAGCTGTTCGTTCAATGCCTTTATTTCAGCGTCAAGTGCTTTCTCTTGGTCGCTCTTAAAAAACTCAGACAGAATAGGAATAGAACGAAGTTTATTAATCAACCCTTGAAAGATATTGGTAAAGAGTGCAACAGTATCTGCAATCATCCCTTCAATGAAAGTAGATAAATTGAATGGTTTATCGGGATCACCAAAGTTAAATATACTTTGAATCCATCTTACTGCAAGATTAGTTGGTAAAAAGAAAAGATCAAGTAAGTTGTTAATTTTTAGAAGATTTTTAAGACCAGTCCATAACTCTTCTAGCTTTGCTTTTGGATCAGCAAAAAGTTCTTTGACAAAATCTACAGTATTTTCAATTACATTAAATACAACTGTGATAATTTTGTCGAACATTTCAGAAAAACTAAAGTTTTTAATTGCATCAGCAGTTTCAGTAAATCCCATCATACGAGCGACATGACTAACAGTTGCAGCAAGTAAGTCTAATGGAGCAGCAATGATAGAATCTACAAATCCTTTGACTGCACCTTCTAATCCACCTAAGAGTCCACCTTCTTCATATCCTTTTATAAACCCTTCTACTGTGGCAAAGGTTGCAATGATAGCAGTGATGATTAAACCAATTGGTCCGAGGAACCTACCAACACCTTTAAATAATTTCAGAAGTTTTCCACTAAATGCCGCAATGCTACCTAAGAATGCCTTAAGACCAAAGAACCCCATAAAAGCACTAGCAAGACCACCTAAAATACCTTTACCGCTGCCACCAGATGCTCCACTACCAGCATCACCACCTGTAAGACTAGGTGCCTCAAAAGCACCAGCGCCCTCTCTCAAACTTTCTAGACGTTCAAGTCTGTCCTGTTTGTTGAACTCAAGTAGTTCTGTCACTCGGTCAGTTAGAGATTCCATTTCAATTCGGATATCTTTAGTCTCTACTAACTGTTCTTCATTGACTTCTGCGAGTCTGCCAATAACATCTGTTAAAGCCATTTATTGTCTCATTTGCTTTTGTTTCTCTGCTTCTTCTTTCAACCATTGTATAAGCATAGTAAGGTAGATTTCACGTTCCCAAGGCATCATATTTTCTAGTTCTGTTAATGAGTATTTATGATGTTGCATCAACTGAAAGTTTGTAGTATAGTGATTTACTAAACTATCATGTGAGAGGCATACTAAAAAAAATCACTAGTTCCTTTTAATGTAACTTCATTGTCATGCTCACAACTTTCACACTTGAACTTTACATCATGTTTCATCTGCGGTAAATCTTCTACAAACTTTCGAACCTGCTCAAACTGTTTATTATTAAATGATTCTAAGAATGCCATTACTTCTTCTTTAGGTTCATCTGCAAAACTAATCTGTTCTTCTGCTGTTTCTAGACTATCCAAACAAATAGCAAGCAAGTCAAAAATCTGCTGAGTTTGAGATACGTTATTGTTTTCATTGTCAATCATAGTATCTGTTACTTCTGCAAGAACAGGATACTTTAGTTTCAAAGTCATATCATCTGCTAACTTAATAGATTTGATAGTCTTAGGAACATTGACCTTAATCTTGCTCAAGTCAATAGATACTTCAGATTGTTTCTTACACTCTGTACAAGAAATATTGATAGTAGAAACTTCACCTACAGACTTTGATCGAATCTGTGTAAACAAATATTCAATATCAAATACAGGAAGATTGTAGACATTAATGTCTTCATCAACACAAGCTTGAATGGTATTGGAGATTGCATCTAGTGCAGATTTTTTATCTTCAGATTCCATTGCAATCATTAGAATCTTTTCTTCTTTGACAAGGTAAGGTCTGAAGTTTACTTGTTTGCCAGTAGAAGGAATTTTAGTAGTATATTTAATCGACTCATTAAGTTTAGGTAAAGCCATGTTATAGTAACTCCATTAAGTAGTGCGTTCCCAATCAGTGAATGCTAGTTGCACATTAAGTTGTGTAATTTGGTTCCCAAGTCCATCACCAAGTTCGATAGGATTTATCGTAACTGGAAAAGCCCCTTTTAGTTTAACACCATAAATCACAGATTCATCTTCTTTATCTAGTTGTTGAATATCAATATTTTCGGTGTAGGTGTTTTTATACTGTAGTTCATAGGTCTCAAAACCAATAATCTTTTCGTGCCAATCTTCAAAATAGTTCTTGACCGAGTATTCTCCATCCAATAAGAACGTTAGACTCACATCATCAAAGATAAATCCATAGGGCATCTTTTGTGTTACCATACCAATACGTCTTTCAGTAGTGGTAATCTGTCTACCCGGTAAGTTTGTAGCTTGGCAGAGCACATCACCTTGCCGCAGACCGGGGATGATGATTTTGTATCTATCTGGATGTGCTGGTGGTTTTCCAGCAAACGCCCCTTTTAAATCTTCAATGGTTGCCATGTTATGCTCTCATCTTTCTTCTAGAGTCTTTGTATACTTCACTGCTGCTTGCCTTTTCAAAGTCTGCTGTCGGCAAGAACGTAGCAATCTCCCATTCGGGGGCAGGAACCATAGCAAGTCTAGAACGCACATGGGAACTTAGATACCTTTTCAAGCAAGGTCTAAATGCTTTTAACTTAGATGCACGTTTTAACATATCATAGGACAACCTGAAACGAGTAGATTCATCATATCTTTCATTATTTATAGTGCCAAGCAGTGCATCTAGAAACTTTGCCCTAGTTGCCAGAGGAAGATAGTGCAGGTTCAGTCCCATAAAACCTCTAGGTGCTGGACCTACCATTACAATCAATGGGAACCTGTCATAGTAGGGCAGTGTCTCTTTGTGCTTAGGATCATAGAAATACATATACATCTTGCCCACAGCAGGACGACTACGCAGTTCAATAGGGTCTTCTTTCATCAGTTTACTTCTACTGACATTCAAGTTCTTTGCCTTGTTCATAAACCATGCACGGGACTCTTTACTCCGTGGAGTAATCCCTTTACGAAAGGCTTCAAACTCTAGTTTTTGAAATAGTCCTGCCATTTAGAACTTCATCCCCATTTGCTTTAGTGTGTGTTCGGTCCATATCTGAAAGTGCCACCCTCTATCTAGGCAATACTCTTTAGCTGCTTTCCACTTGCATTCATTCTTAACATATTCTAGTGATTCAGATATAAATCGTTTTGTTCTGCGTTTACTCTTTGGTGGTTTGGTTTGCTTATCTGGTTTAATCTCTACCAGAACAACACTACCGTCCTTCATATTTAGTTTCAAATCAACAAAATACCGATGATATTTGTTGTCAACTGCACTAATATATGGTATGATAGTCTCTTCAGAAGACCATGATTTAATGTCTTCCTGATTTTCACACCACTTGAATGCAAATCTTTCCCAACCTGAACGATAAATAACCTGTGTATGGTCTCCGTCGTATTTTTCAGGTTTCTTTAACTTGTATTTACCTTTGTAAGTTTTCATAACCACCATATAAATAAGTATAAACTATTCAAATATTTATAGGATTACTAATGGCTGGATTAAAATTTCCTATTGAACAGGATGAAAAATACAAAGCCCAAGTGCGGTTTATGGCTAAAGGGTCTAGTGGGTCATTTGGTGGTATAGCAAACTTGTATTTCCCTGAAGCAGTGAATTTTTCTGATGGATTGGTATATGATAATGCTAACTTAGGTATTGCTGGAGAATTAGCAAGAAAAGCTGCTGGTGGATACTCTGATCTAGCTGGGCAGATAGTAAATCAAAACATAGGAAAAAGAGTTGCTGATTTAACTGCGCAAGCAGGAGAGGCGGCAACTTCTGTGATAGATACGGTCGGTAGCACACAGAACTTAAAAAATATGTTCACTGGAAATAACCCTGCGGCAAATGCAATTTTTAGTTTAGGCGTTCAAGGTATGCCCGGTATTGGAGATGGTGCTATTGGAGCTGGCGTTGCTGCTGGCACAGCAGTTACTGCAAACCCACATAAACGTTCTGTGTTTAGAGATGTTGCAGTTCGAACCTTTTCATTTTCATTTCTAATGAGTCCACAGAGTGAACAAGAAAGTCAATCAATTGAGAATATTATTGACTTCTTTAGAGAAAACGCATACCCCGAAAAAATATTGGCGGGGTATGGATATAAATTTCCTAGCAAGTTTTATATCACATTCTTTTATGATGGCAGAAAAATGTCTCAAGCTCCCAAACTTTTACCCTGTTACTTAACAAGTGTTAACACAGTGTTGAATCCAAGGTCTTCTTCATTTTTTGAAGATGGTAAGGTAAACGAAGTTCAACTAACTATGTCTTTCCAAGAAGAAAGAGCATTAGATAAAAAAGATATTGAGGGTGGTTATTAATATGTCATATTTCACAAACTATCCTACAGTCAATTATAAGTTTGGCAATGAAGCAATAAACACTTCTGTTCAAGACATTGGTGCCTATATTGATTTGATTGATAGAGTCAAGGATGATATTTCTTTTTATGAAGAATATAACCTGAGAGACGGTGACAGACCTGATCAAGTTTCTAACGACTTATATGGTTCTCCTGACTACTACTGGACGTTCTACCTATTAAATGATGAATTGAAGAGAAGAGGATGGCCTTTGCTTAGGTCACGTATTAGTGATAAGGCAAAAGAAGAGTATCCTAATACTACTCTTACAACTAGAGCAAATATTTCTGAACAGTTTCTGGTAGGCAGTAATATTACTGGACAAACATCCGGTGTTACAGGAAAGGTCTTAAGAAGAAGACCCGATCTAGGTCAGATTATTGTTGAGAAGACTCCTACTGACAGAGTATTTACAGGTGATGCTGATACTAATAGTGAGTTAGAAATTGAACTAACTTCAGGGGAAACATTTGTTAATACTAGTGAGTGGGTAGTAACTGTTAGTGGTAGTGAAACTCCTATAGAGAACTTTAGTATTGTTACTACAGAAAATGATACAAAAGCAACTATTAGTAATCTTTCTTTTGGTTTTACCTACGAAGTTACATCTAAAGTATTGACAAATTTAAATTTTATTAGTGGAGAATCTATTCTTACTACAGAGAATGAAGTAGACAAGGTTATTAAAACTGATAAATCTGTAGAAGAATATAATGCCAAACATCACTATGAAGATGCTAGTGGTCAATATATTGATATCAATCCTAATGCCCCGTTTATTCAAAGAGTATCGTATGAGATTATTTGGGATGGAGCAGGGACAGAGGCCACTGACTTTACTATCGACAAGATAAAAATCTCTAACCTGTCATCTATCTTTACTGACTTCAGTTTAGATGAGGTGACAACACAGGCAGTGTTAGGCAACGTTATTCCCGGTGGTTCTGCACTTACTATTGGTGGTCTTCTACAAGCACAGTTCAACAATGATGATGAATATACTGTAGATGACTGGCAAACAAACTTCTTAGGAGGCGTTCTTGGATTTACAGAAGAATTCCAAAATGTTGTTGCACTTCAGTTAGGTGCTATTGTAAACTCTATCACAGAAATTGGCGGCACAGCACCTACTAGTATTGTATACCACACCTTCACTCTGGTAGATAACCAACTCAACCTTTACGGCGCAGATACAACCACTCCACAGTATCTGGCATTTGAGTTTAGATCAAACGTGAATGTTGATATGACTACTGTTCTAAGTGGGGTATATGAGCCTCTGGCATTTGATACTATTACAGAAAACGACTCTCTAATTGAAAATCAAAGAAACTTTGTAGTCTACAAGAATGTTGGATTCACAGGAAGTTCTATCAGCGAATCACCTTTCCTTGATACTAAAACAACAGGTGAAGATGGTATTCTGGCAAACAACTCTGCATTTGTATTTGTTCAAAATGAATTTGAAACATATATTTCTGAAAACTACGATGCTATTGTTCCAGCATCTATTACACCAGTAACATTCTTAGAAAGATATGAAAAAGATAATGAAGAGGTAAGACCTATCAAAGTTCTTAGACCTAATGTAGTTGCTCAGTTTGATAGACAGTTCAAAAGAATCTTGTCCGAAACATCTTCAGAGGAAGTTTCTGCTACTATTGGTAATGCTTTGGGTGATACATCGTTCACTGCAACTTCTACTAATACTGCTGTTGCATCTGCTACTACCTCAGTTTCATCTGGGGGTAGTAGTTACTAATGAGTACTACAGGTCGTCATCATCCTCTATATGTTGCACAAACTAGAGTCTTTGTAAGTTCTAGTAGATATGGCACTAAAGATATTTCTGCTATCACTATAGAAGTAAATATGTATGAGAATATTGGACTTCCTTATATTACAGGTCGTCTTATTATTATTGACTCTGCTAATGCATCTAATGCTGTTCACTTTCAGGGGCAGGAAAGAGTTACTATTGTTGTGCTAGACTCTGAAGCAAACCCTATTATGAACAAAGAATTCATCTGTGTTGGTATTGACTTCAGCCAAAAGGTTGGTGATGATAAATCTGGTTTTTCTGTAAAACTTATTGAAGAGCATGTATTGTTAAGTAACAACACTCGGTTCAGCAAAGTGTATGAAGGTAAACCAGATGCTATTTGTAACCAAATTTGTTCTGAGCAATTGGGCGTCTCTGTAACACCTGAAGGCAGTCCAGCACAGTCTGATATGCGAGTAGTATTTCCTTTTACTACATCACCCCTAGAAGCAGCAAACTGGATGGCTGCTCGTTGCACTAATGCTAATGGTATTCCATTCTACTTTTATTCTACTATGGATGATAACAATCTACAACTCAAAGATATCTCTAACCTTCTAGGGCAAGGTGCCTTTAATGCCGATGACCCTTATATCTTTGGCACTACATCGAATATATCTCCCGGTTCAGAAGAAGACTGGGACATTCTTAGTAAAAAGATTACCAACTATACTATCAATAATAATGAAGACACTCTGTTGGCAATGGCAAGGAATGTGTTTAGTGGATACTATAATTTCATTGATACCTATGAATATGGTGGAGAAGAAATCAAATATCAACTCACTGATCCATTAGAAACATTGCCTAAACCTAATGGTTCTACCACATACAACTATGATCCAGCATTTACCACTGGTAGACCTTATCATGAAGGACAAAATACATATACATCACAGGTAGTGACACGCAAACTCTTTGACGATAAATTCTCTTTCTTGGAAGAGGATAGTGTTGATAAACATCTTAACAAATCAAAGTCTAGAGCAATCTATGCATTTATGGATCAGCAACCTATTAACGTTACTGTTCCGGGTATTTCATTCGGTTTTGATAAACTTGGCCAGCAAATGGATGTTTATATTCAAAAAGATATTCCACCAGAAGAGAAGTCTAATATAGAAAGTGTAAGAGATAAGAAAAGATCAGGCACTTACCTTGTTCAAAAAGTCATGTATACTATCTTTAATAACAGACTGACTGCAACTGTTACCGCAACCAAAACCAGCACTGATCCAAGCTTGGGTGCTGAACAACTGAATCAGAACTAAAGATATGGAACTATACAAGGTCATACAGAAAGAGTTTTATGGTGATGATACCCGATGGTTTTTGGGTATTGTTGAAGATAATAAAAATGATCCTGAAAAACTTGGTAGAGTTAGGGTCAGGGTATATGGTGCGCACAACGCTTATAGAGATGAAGTTCCAACTGAGTTGTTGCCATGGGCAACAGTAATGGTCCCTGCGACCTATGGAGGAGTATCTGGTGTAGGTAGAAGTCCTACAGGCATTGAACAAGGATCATGGGTCTTTGGTATCTTCTTGGATGGTAAACATTCACAGAACCCTCTGGTTATCGGAACGATGGGCAAGATTGAACAAGAACCCGGTGAAGATATTAGTCCTGAAGCAAAGATTAGACCATCTTCTATTGAGTCTGTTATTGGAAAATCTATAGCATATAATGTCGGTGGAACAGTCTATGCTAATACGTCACAGGGGCAAATTGTATTTGAAGCTGCTACCAAAGAAGGGCTCTCTCTAATCTCAGCAGCTGCGCTTGCTGCGGCAAGTTATACGCCATAAGGAGTTATCATGGCAAAAGTAAATCCTAATTTGGGTAAAAACGCAAAAACAGCGTATAGTGATATCAAACCTGATCCAGTAAAGATTCAGGGGGCAAGAACAGAAGATGACTTTGCGTTCGGAATATTCAAGTTTCGAGGTAATAATCTTTTGAGGTATACAAAGTTTTGTTTTAACAATAACTTGGATATAAATGACGTTGAATCTCAAACTAAATTTTTGTTTATCTTATTGAGGGAAGAAACTTCTATGAGAGGTAGTGAATTGAAAGGGACTGAAACAGTAGAACAAGCTGCACAAATCATTCATGAATATATTTTGAAAGATACCTCTGGATTGCAAAACACTATAGATACTGCATATGATCTTTTAGATAGGAATAGTGTGTAATGTCTACTACATATAATCAAGAGGTTGCACCTAAGCAGACTGGTAGTATACAAGCAATAGATAATGCAATAACAGATGATAGACTAAATTCAATAAAAGAACTACTGGACAATCAAATAAACTCAGACGAACAGTTTGAATATGATAATGAGTTTGATGTGCAGTCTGAACCCAACTATGGTCCTCCGGGAACAGGTGCAAAGGTTATTGGTAATGAAAAGGTAGAGCATAAAAATCAACCTCTTAATTCATTTGATGGTGGTTCTAACCAACCGTTGAGAGCAATTCCACCCGGTGCTGCCAGAGCAGAAGTAGGCACTTACGAGGATGCTAGTTCTGTATCTAAGAATAGTAAGATCACAGAAGAAGATGAAACAAGAGTAGGTGGTTCTACGGGTTCATATGCTTCCGAACTTTCTTTGATGCTTGGTGGGACGACAATATTATATGTTAAAGGCGCAAAGATTAAATATAGTAATACCACTGCTGGTGGAGAAGCAGGAACAGGTTCCTGTAAAGCTCTAGGAAATGATTTGAATAAGATATCTGAAGAACAGTTTGAGAAAGATATGTTTATTCCTACAGTAGCTTCTAGACCTGATACTTTTGGTGATTTGACAAATGTGGTGCGAACAAAGACAGGTAAAGTTGTCAGAACCGCTAGTGGCGCTCCAGTAAGAACAAAAGGTTGAGGATATAATGGCAGACACAATAAACTTTTCTGATGCTTTCAATGCAAATGTAAAAGTTCTACAATCAGACTTTTTAGGTAATGATGTTTATCCAGTCTTTGATGTTGATAAGGTTGAAGTTGGAGACATTATTGAAACAGCTGAAGAACTGGATGCATACTTGCGTTCTGCAAGAAGACAGATTACTGAAGTTATTGTATATCATACGTCTAGCGACTATAGACAGAACTTTACACGAGATGAACTTCTGACATGGTATTCTTCACAATATAACCAAGATGATATTCACTTCCATTTCTTAATTCTGAGAGATGGTCGTATTCAGATTAATAAACTCATTAACTCTACACCTGAACATACATCATCATCTAATCATCTTCCCTATAGTATTAGTGTTGCTTTTGTAGGTGGATTGAATGACGGCATTCAAGATATCAACTCTTGTTCTACTGTACAGTGGAATACATTCCATAAGTTCATGAAATGTTTCTATGTAATGTTACCGGGTGGGCAAGCATTTGGACATTCTGATATTAATGAAAATGCAACTGATCCCGGATTTGATGTTGTTAAATATGTAGAGAACTCTTTTGGTAAAAGAAACACTTTGAGAAATGCAGATGCTATAACTCAAGGTTCTTTAACTGTTAGGGAACTTATTGATGCAAGCAGAGCAAGAGGGTTTAAGTAAATGTCTGATTTAGGATTTAAAGACCCGGATAAGGCGTTTCCACGTTCAGACTATGTTGGTGAAGCAACAACTAACAAAGCTGCACGGGAAGAATGGGAACCTAAAATTGTTATGCCAGATGGTGTTGCTGGCACAGACCTAGTTAAAACAGACTGGCAACCCAAGTATCCCTATAACAAAGTAGAAGAAACTTCTTCTGGCCATAGAGTTGAGCATGATGATACTCAGGGTGGAGAACGTCTGTCCTATGTCCATAAAGACGGCACAGGTATTGAAATGTACCCCGGTGGACAAACTGATGATACAACAACTCTATTGGTAAACTCTACTTCAAGAATGGTGCAGTTAGTTGGTGATGATTTTGTAATGATTGTTAATGGTAATGGGGACGTTACCTATAAAGGGAACCTCAACTTAAATGTAGAAGGTGACTTTAATATTACCTGTGATAACTATACTGTTACTACTAAAGGCAAACAAGTTGAAGAGATTGCTCAAGATAAAGTTGAGAACTTTGTAGGTGATAGAATTATTACTACAGAAGGTAATAAGTCAGAGATTGTCTTTGGTAACTATACTCTTGGTGCTTTGAATAACACCTATATCTTTGCTAAGAACTATTTAAGAATGGCTGCTGAAAAAGATATTGACATTTACTCTGGTAGACATATGACACTTACAGCAAAAGAGAACATGACAAGTTCTGCTTTGGCAAATAGACTTATTGGTATAACCACATCTGTTCTTGGTGCTAGTGGCACTATAGGAGGACAAAATATGGTGATGTATGGTAAGACCTATCATGGTGATGTTAGAGGTATTTCAGAATTTGCTAGAACCCTAACAGGAGATAGCGCAGAAGTTGCAGAGACTGCTATGCCCACAGCAGCAATCCTGACTGAAGGTCAATCTAATACTAATAATATTGGTATTCGTATCCCCCTTATTGATGAGACCTTAATTAAGAATAGTATTTCAGGTGGACCAAAAACATCTGGACCTTCTAAAACTCCTACTGCTAAAAACACACCAGATACGTTTAGTGACGGTAAGGTAGAGGAATAATTATGATAAAACTAAATGTAAATACAGTTACAACCAGACAAATTAGATCGTTTCTCAGAGACCCTAACAATAGAGAAGATGGCACTCTGATTGGAACTGCTCTTGCCAAGAATCTTATTGGTGGAGATTATTTTGTTCCTATAGCAAAAAAACTAAGAACATATTTTGGTGGTAGATCAAAAGTAAAGTATTCTAAGAACTCACTAATCAATTCTTCTGCGGTTAGACGATATAAAGAAAACATTGGACTATCTCACATTGTGCCTAGCCCAATTTATGACCCAATGAAACTTGATAAGATTAATGGTGGAACTAAACTTGGTGGTGGAATTCCGTTGTCTTTGTTTGTATCCTCTCCCGGAACTAGAGCAACTGTCAATCACTTGAATATTAGTGAACGTAAAACTATTGCCAAACAATTCTATTGTCATGTTCCATTGATTGAGGGATTTAGAAATAATAAGTCATTTGGGCAAAATAGTTTGATTGTAACTGAAGGTCTGGTCAAGAAACAAAGTGATGAGACTTTAGTATCTGGTGATATTAGAGACTTACAGACACAAGGTAGAGCTGTTGTTTATGAAGTATTGAACAACAAAGGTCAAAATGACCCCTATGCTACATTTGAACTTGCTAACTATTGGAAAGACAATAATCTTTTTCAAGGGTTGATTCTACACTATGATACACTAGAACCTTCAAGTACAGCAACTGTTCAAGATGAAAAAGTGTATCATGCTGAGATTATTGTTGTAATGCCTACAGTTAATGATTATTATGAAGGAAAATTTCAAAGAATAGTTCGAACTGATATTAACTTTAGGACAGCAATCAATGGTGGACTTGGTTATTTTCAGTATAAATAAAACATAGAATAATAAGAAAAATGGTATGAGATGGCAGTAACAAAAGCACTTTCGATAGAAGATGGTAACTTACAGACACCATCTATTGTAACGACTAGAAATCGTAAGTACAGTGATTTGGATTTAACCTTCGCTGCTAGAACTACTGGTGACATTTTCAAGAAGACTGATGCAGCTGCTGTTAAACAATCTGTAAAGACTATCTTACAGACTAACTTTGGTGAGAAGCCTTTTCAACCTAACTTTGGTGCAGACCTTCGTTCTAGATTATTTGAAAACTTTACTGATGAAGAAAATGCGTTTCTGATCGAAGATGCTGTTACTGATGCACTAGCACTATACGAACCAAGAGCGCAGATAGTTTCTGTTGATGTTAGAGATAACCCTGACAGAAATTATCTTGGTGTTAGGGTTGAATTTAAAATTGTAAATACAGAAGAAGTTGTAGTATTAGATACTTCAATATCAAGGATTAGATAAGAATGGCGACCACAATCAATTCATCAGACCTTAACTTTGATGATATCAAAACATCTCTAAAGACCTACTTTGCATCTAAGTCAGAGTTTGCTGACTATGACTTTGAAGGTTCTGGTCTGTCTAACATCCTTGATGTATTGGCGTATAACACGCATCTAAATGGTCTAATTGCAAACTTTGCATTGAATGAAGCATTTCTTCCTACTGCACAACTCAGAACATCTTTGGTAAATCATTCCCTTGCATTTGGTTATATTCCAAGATCAAAGACTGCTGCACAAGCACAACTAACTGTTACGGTAGACTTAGGGTCTGCCTCAAATAAACCTACTTCTATTACAATGCCCATAGGGACACAGTTCACTACAGCTGTTGATGGTATTACTTACACATTTAGAACTTTGGTTGAGTATACAGCATATCCAAACCCATTGCAACCAAATCTTTATACTTTTGTAGATGCTTTGGGTGATCCTTACATTAGAGTATATGAAGGTGAATTGATCGTAAAAACATTTATTGCTGAAATTACAGGTGATAGACAAGTATATGTTGTTCCTGATGAAAACCTAGATTTGTCTACAGTTGGTGTTCAGGTTTATGATAATATCAACTCTGATAACTTTACTTCATACTTCAGTGCTAACGCTACTTCTGGTGGAAATGCTACTACAAGTGTTACAGCAGACACTGCTCTTTATCTTCCTCTAGAGACCTATAATGGTTATTGGGAGTTTAACTTTGGTGTTGAAGGTGTTACAGGTAAAAACCCTGTGAACGGTGAAGTTATTCGCATTACCTATTTGAAAACCAATGGCCTAGACGCAAATGGAGCATCTGTCTTTACTCCATCGTCCACACTTGCTGTATCTGGATTTGGTAATAGAACACTAAACACTGTAATCAGAAAAAACACAAAATCTGCTTTTGGTTCCGATAAAGAATCTCCAGAATCTATTCGCATTAACGCACCACTTTCCTATTTGGCACAGAACAGACTTGTATCGGCTGGCGACTATAGAGGTGTTATTGCTAATGGTGTTCCGGGCATTAAATCTATCAATGCATGGGGTGGAGAAGATAATGTTCCTGCCAAGTATGGTAAGACTATCATTTCTATTGTATATGAAAGTGATGTTAGCGCAGTCCAGAAAGTTGCTTTACAGACGTTAATCAAAAACAACCTAACTGATCCACTATCTGTTATTGGTGTAGAAGCAGAATTTGTTGATCCAACTTTCATGTATATGGATGTTACGACAACTTTTAAATATAACGCATCATTAACTAATCTCACTAAAGAAGCATTACAAAATAAACTTAATGGAGTTGTATCTACTTACTTTGCTTCTAACAGTGGTAAGTTCAACGATACTATCAGAAAGTCTAAACTAGCATCAAATATCGATGCTGCTGATCCTTCTGTTTTGGGGTCGGATATTGATATTAAAATGTCTGGTAGATTTACACCATTGACAAATCCGGATACAGGTAACTTTGTCAGAACTGACTATGTAATCAATTTCTTGAACGCTATTCAATCTCCATTGATGAATACTGCAAGTATTACTAGTGATAGATTTATATTCAACGGAATTTCTTGTAGTATTAGAAATGCTCCATTACATTCTACAATTCTACAGGCTATTGACAGAGAAGGTAATGTAGTTATCTCTAACGTTGGTAGTTATGAACCATCAACAGGTAAAGTAAATTTGGTTGGGTTCTTACCAGACTCTATTGTTTCTGGTAATAGTTATTTGACTATTACTGCGACTCCTGCTGATGATAGTTCGTTTAAACCACTTAGAAATACTCTGATTACATTAGGAACAAATACTTCTACTGGCATTCAAGACAATAATGAAGCGACTTCTGTAGTTGGCGTAACGAGTTAAACATGGCTGATACAAGAACTCTTTCGGACTATAATCGTTTAAATGTAAACTTGAATGAATCACAAGTCGATACTGTTGTCCCGGAACACTTTAAAGAACAATATCCTGATTTAATTACGTTTCTAAAAAAATACTATGAGTTTATGGATGATGAAGGCGGTATCGCCCATGATCTGAAAAATATGTTCAATGCTAGAGACGCTGAATCTACATCAGATGATTTGTTAAATAAATTGTTTGAAGAAAGATCGCCCGGATTTTCTTCTGGCCAGTTCCCTTCACCTAGATATGCCTATAAGCAACTTCCGGTATTTTATAAAACTAAAGGCACTAATGTATCTATTGACGGATATTTTAGATATTTTTTCCAACAAGATGTTGAAAAAGTCTTGCCTAGAAATCAGACTTTTATCGTAGGCGAAAGTAGAATTGGTGCCGAATCTTTAAAATATATTCAAGATTCTTACTTTTATCAAATTTATTCTATTCAGCTGAAGAGTAGTATTCCATCAACACAATGGTTTGATTACTATAAAACATATCTACATCCAGCAGGATATGCTCTGTTTGCGCAGACCACGTTTGAACCTGTAGTATCTTTGAGTGCTACAGCACTTACAGAAATTATTACCGACTCTGATTTACTTGCTAATTCTGCTGCTATTATTTCTTCTGATGATCAAGTGACTGAATTTGGTCTAACATCGATTACTACTATTGACAGTGATGCTCTAAGAAGATTTAATGTTAGTTCTGGATTTGGTATCTACCAGACTGCTGCTGAAGATTCTGATGTTCTTAATAGAACAGAATATAGTGGTCAATATATCTCTATTGCAGATATCCTTGATCCTGATTCCAGAAGGTTCAGTGATAGTGATAACACAGATGACATCGAATACAATATGTCCGACTCTTCTGATATTACATTGGATGAAGATAGTGGAACACTTGATACAATTGGTTCTATTCCGGGCATTAGGTTCTCTAGTGGAACTGAGACTATGGATGAAGCTATCTTCCCATTCTATAATGATTCTGGTTTAGATTCAGCAATTGGTCCATATGTTTGATATAAATAAATTCAATAGGTTTTACAGGAATTAAAAATGGCACTAACAATTTTAAGTACTGGTAATGTTCTCGATAGAGGTACTGTCGCCAACGATAATACAGGCGACACGCTGAGAACTGCTGCACAAAAAATTAATACTAACTTTGAAACTCTTGATAGTGCTGTGACCAATCAGACATGGGCAAATGCTAGTGTTACAAACTCCATTTTGCGCTATGATGGAACCAAGTTTGTCGCTACAGATGGTTTGTTAGTTGATACTAACGGTAATATTACTATTTCTGGTACACTATCGTCTGATAGTGCTACTATCACTGGTGACATTGCTGTCTCTGGTCTTGTAGATGGTAGAGATATAGCAGCAGATGGCACCACATTAGATTCTGCAACTGCTTCAAATACTCCGCATGCTATTGTTCTCAGAAACGGTAATGGTGACTTCTCTGCTGGAACTATTACTGCCAATCTGACAGGCACTGCTACAACTGCTACTAACGCTAATAATGTTGCTATCACTAATGATACATCAACCGACTCTACTCACTATGTCCATTTTGGAAGTGCAACATCTGGCAATGATGGAGTGCAGGTATCTAGCTCTAACCTAACTTTTAATCCTTCCACTGGAGTTTTACAGGTTGGTGGTTATACTGTTGCGACTACTAATACCGCTCTGATGGATACTGAACTTACTGATAGTGCAGCAATCAAGGGTATCAACCAAGCATTGACTACTACCAGTGATGTTACGTTCAATACTGTAACCGATAATCAAGCAAACGTAAGAGAACTTGCTGTTACGACAATCACCAGCACACCTTCAACAATTCCATCTGGGTCTTCAGGTAAATATTTTAGTCTGCGGGCAGGTGCAAGTGTTGTAAATATCAATGCAACGAATTTCTCGGCTGGTGATATTGTCACAATAGCTGATACTACTGGTTCTCAAAAAACTATTACCTTTGACACTTGGTCTAGTGGAGTGCGAGTTGCAGGTGTAGACTCTGATTATAGTGGAGTCAGTGTTACGTTGGCAGAATATGGAGTATGCACAATTATTGCTGACAGTAGCGACCTTGCAATTGTAACAGGAAACGTTAGTTAATGTGTGATAAATATATTCAACAGATTTTTTTAAGCAGGTAATATGACAAAGCAAACTTTAGATATCGGCACAAATGCTAATGACGGAACTGGTGACACTCTACGTTCTGGTGGTCAAAAGATCAACGATAACTTCTCTGAGTTATACCTAACTCTTGGTGGAAATAGTATTGCTAGTAATGGTATCAATGCTGCCTATGCTAATCAAACAATCACAGCAGCAAGCGAAGCAGTAAATGATTCTGATACACTTATTATTTTTAATAAAGGGTCTGGCACAATTGCTGCAACTCTTGGTGATGGCACATCAACTGGTGAATATAAAATCTTTTTGAATATCAACTCTGCTGTAGCAACAGTCACTCCATCAAATTTCGGTAATGGCACAAACTTCGCACTAAGTCAATATGGTTCTACACAAGCAGTGTGGGCGGGTTCAGACTGGTATCTGATTGGTCATAAAGATTCAGCTGATACCGACGTAGTAATTACATAAGAAGAGATAAAAAATGGTAGCAATAGTAACTACAGATACTAAGCAACTCTTAGTAGAAAAATTAATAGATGATCTGCAAGCAGATTCTAATAACTACTACTTGGGTATTGGTAAGACTGATGTATGGAATGTAACAGACACTGCACCGAGTACTATTGTTGATGCGGAAACAACCAAAAGAGATTTCAGAAACAATCTTCAGTCTATACAGAAAATCTCTTCGGTAAGTTTTGTTGCTAAGAGATACAACTGGTCTTCTGGCACAATCTATCAGCCTTATAGAGACACACAGAATTCTACTGGCAATGGTCAGTATTATGTTATCACTCAGTCCAACCGTGTTTATATTTGTTTGAGGCAAGGTAGAGACGTTTCTGGTAACGTTAATACATCTACAGTTGATCCAGACACTACAGGAACTACCACTTCTCCTGTAAAGACCTCTGATGGTTATGTATGGAAATTCTTGTTCACTGAGTCTGCTACACGACTTAACTCTTTTGCTACATCAAACTTCATCCCTGTTGAGAAGATCACTGCATCAGCTGGTCTGAGTAATATTCAGCAGTCCCAAAAAGACGTTCAAGATGCTGCTTCTTCTGGTCAGATTGTTGGGTATTTGGTAAACTCTGGTGGCACTGGGTTTACTTCTGCTCCTACTATTACGGTAAGTGGTAATGGTAGTAATGCAAGAGCAGTTGCTACAGTAGCAAGTGGTACTATTGTTGCAGTAAATGTTGATGACTCTGCTGGTGGTTTTCCATTTGGCGCTGGATATGATAATGCTACTGTAACTGTTGGTGGTAGTGGTTCTGGGGCAGTTGTAAAACCTATTATTTCTTCTAATGGTATCGGTGCCGATCCTAGAGATGATTTAAAGTCTTCATCTATTATGTTTAATTCTAAAATTGTAGGTGAGGCAGGTTCCGGTGATTTCTTAGTAGGAACTGGATCAGACTTCAGGCAGGTTGGTATTTTGAAAAACCCTAAAATTCCCACTAGTCGGTCAGCTGCAGATTCTGATTTTACCGCAACTACTGGAAGTGCTTTGAAAATTTTGACACTAAATAGTGGGACAGGTCTCACTGGTCTGGATGTAGATGACATCATGGTTCAAGATCAGACCAGTGTGATAGCAAAAGCATACGTTAATAAGATTACGGGAACTGATGCAGATGCTACAGTTCTGTATCATCAAAACGATAATACTGGATTCGTGCCTTTCTTAGATGGCGGTGATGATATTAAAGATTCAGCAGAAGATACTACAGTATTTGGCACGTTTGTTTCGGATTCTGATGGTGAAGTTGATCCATACTCCGGTAATTTGCTTTATGTAGAAAATAGAGCAGCTGTAGAAAGAACCACAGCAGGCACAGAAGACATTAAAATTACTATTCAGTTCTAATAAAGGTTAGATAGAAGATGGCAATAACAAAAAATGAAAACACTTTTTCGACCACGTATAAGGACGATTTTAGTGAAACTGATAATTATCAACGAATTCTATTTAACTCTGGCAACGCTCTTCAGGCAAGAGAACTTACCCAAATGCAGACCATCATCCAAAAGCAGATGGAACGCTTTGGTAAGAACATCTTCAAAGATGGTTCGGTAGTTGTTCCCGGTGGTCTTAATGTAGATACAGATATTGAGTTTGTTAAACTTGTATCTTCTCCTGCACCTGTAATGTATGCTGGAGATATCTTAACTGAATCTGGAACTGACATTAAAGCAAGAGTAATAGACTTTATTGCCGCTGAAGGTGGCGATCCTCCAACAGTATATGTCGATTATATCGATGCTGGATCATTCTCAACTGGAGCAACTGCTCCTAGATTTTCTAGTGATGGAACTTTAACGAATGGTAATGAAAGTGGTCTTGGTGGTACTGATGGTAAAGTAGTAAATGCTTCTGGTGTAGTAGGTAAAGGTTGTCGTGCATCTGTTGGTAATGGTGCATACTTTATTCGTGGTTTGTTTGTTCAGACACAACCACAGACTATCATTATCTCCAAGTATTCTAATACCCCTACGACAAATGTTGGTTTTATTATAACTGAAGATATTGTCACTGTAGAAGACACTACTGCTCTGTATGATAATCAGAATGTTCTTCCTAATGAAACTGCGCCGGGTGCTGATAGATATAGAATTACGTTGACACTTGCTACTGATGATTCTGCTAGTGTAGATTCTGACACCAACTTTATTGTTACTAATAACCTTATTGCTGGTGTTATTCAACAACCTATTGATGAAAATACCTACAGCATTATTGGTGATGAGTTAGCTCTTCGCACTAAAGAAGAGTCTGGCGACTACACAGTTAATGATCCTATAGTGTTCTTTACAGAAAAAGATTCTGATGAACTTACACTGGACGTTGACCCTATTACTGCATATGTAGATGGGTATAGAGTTGCCAAACCTCAGAAGACATTTATTGACGTAAATCGTTCTCAAACGACTAGTGGCGTTTTAGATGATGAGAATATTTCAGCAACATACGGTCACTATGTTGTAGCTAATACGATTAAGGGTCTTCCAAATGTCAATGAGTTTGAGCAATGGAATCTTTATAGTGATTCTGGGGAAGCTATTCACGACTCTAAGATTTTAGGAACAACTAGAATTAGAAGTGTTGTTGAAGATGGTGCTAACTATAGATACCATATTTTTGATATTAATATGACTGGTTCAAACAATTTTAGAGACACGGTTAGTATTGCAGCAGATTCAGATAACTATGCCAATCTAGTATTAGAAAACAGTAATGCTGTAATCAAAGAAGCAAATAACAATAACGTATTCTTTGATCTGCCTCGTATCAGACCTACGAAAGATAACGGTGTGGATGTAGGCAGTCTAACTGTTCAAAGAAGATTTTTGAAAACATCTAATGTTAGTGGTGAACTACAAATAATCAGAACAACTAACGAGTTAGTAACCCCTGAGATTGGTGTTGATTTAACATCTTGGATTATCGCTACTGATAGTGCATCAAACCCTACTGGAACAATCTTAAATAAAACTCCAACTACTTCTGATGGCACCGTTGTGACATACACTGGATTGAGTAGTAATACTCAATATGAGATTTTGGGATTTGTTGCTAGAGGTGATGCATCTGGTGAAAGATTAAAGACACTTCGGACAGGCGCAAGTGAAAGCTTTGGTGCTGGTGCAATCGAAAGTGATGGTTCCGGTCTTCGGTTCTTTACACTGGCAAAACAAGATATCTTTAGTTTTGACTCTATTGGTGATGGTTCTGGTAACAGTATTCTGAGTAGTTTTACTACTGATAATGGACAGAGAGATAACTTTTATGATTTTGGTAGAGTTATTCTGAATAGTGGTTTGTCTATTCCTACGACTACTACTGTCTATTATAAGTGGTTCGAGCATGCTACTACAGGCGACTTCTTCTCTGTAAACTCCTATTCTGGTCAAGTTGAGTATGAAGATATCCCAAAGTATCGTCAGAACAATGGCACTGAGGTAGAACTAAGAAATGTTCTGGACTTCAGAAGTGCCAAGCACACTGATGGAACTTTTAGTGGTGTTGGTGCCTTTGTCCATGCTCTTCCTGCTAATACTGATGTAATTACAGCAAATGTTAACTACTATCAGTCCAGAAGGGATGTTTTGGTTGCTAATACAGAAGGCGAAATTGTTTATATTGAAGGTAAACCTGCTGAGTCTCCACTTAAACCAGTTGTTCCTGACAATGCACTAGAGCTTGTAAACTTTACTCTGAACCCCTACACTGATGATGCTAATGATCTTTCTATTAATTACGTTGATAACCGCAGATACACAATGCGGGATATTGGTAATATTGTAAAGAGAATTGATAATATTGAAGAAGCAGTTACGCTCAGTCTCTTGGAACTTGAGACTTCTACTTTGGAAGTTCTGGATGCAAACGGCAACAATCGTTTCAAGAATGGTTTCTTTGCAGACAACTTCAAAGACTTCAAGTTCTCTGATATTACAGGTGATGGTTACCTTGCGTCTATTGACCTTGATGAGAATACTATCAACCCATTCATCACTCAAGATAATGTAAGAATGGAGTTTAAACCCGGAACTACTAGTTTCAACGGCACTTCTAGTAATGTAGTGCAACGTGGGGATGCTCTGATGCTTTCCTATAGTGAGACAGCAGAGATTAATCAAAACCTTGCTACAGGGATTGAGAACGTAAATCCCTATGACGTAATTATCTATGAGGGTATGTTAGACCTTTCTCCTACCGTAGATCAGTGGATTACTGTTGAGAGAAGACGTAGACGTATTCAGTTGCAAGAAGGTCAGAATGCAGATACTATTCGCAACCGTATTAGAAATAGTTTCATCAGACCTACGCAGTCTGAACTTACGCCACTTGAGGGTACAGGATTTGAAGGTCTTGATCTGCGTCCCGGTTTCAATGTAGGTTCTACAACTGTAACTACCCGACTAAGGACTACTCAGAGAAGATTGTCTGAACTGGCTGCTGGAAGGTTTGTAACAGGTGTAAATCTAATCCCGTTCATCCGTTCCAGAAAAGTATTCTTCAGAGCGCAAGGCCTTGCTCCTAACAGAGAACACTTCCTATACTTTGATAGAACCCCTATTCCGAACTTTGTCAGAGAAGAAGCAGCAGGATTTAAGTTCTTTGCTGACTCAAGTGGTATTGATGTTCTAACTAGTGGTAGGGATCAAAACCAAACGTCTCACCCTGATGGAAGTTCTCAGTTGACTTCTGATGCGAATGGCACTATTATTGGTTCCTTCTTTATTCCTAATAATAGTTCTTTGAAGTTTGAAACTGGTTCTAGAGATGTTTCTCTGCTTGATACTGAAGTGTCTAGTAAAGCAGACTTTAGCACAGCATCCTTAGCTAGTCTTTCTGGTGCATCTGCTGAATATAGAGCATCTGGATTGAATGCTGAACTCTTAGGTCTAGAGTTTGTACAACCAAGACCACCTCGAACTAGAAGAAGAGACCCTATTGCTCAGTCATTCCAATTCCAGAATGATAATGGTGGATTTATCACTAGTGTAGAAGTTTACTTTGCGACTACACCTAACTCTGTTGATGCTGTTGGCACTAATGACCCTAATGACAATACACCAATCACTTTGGAATTGAGACCACTGCGTAGCGGTGTCCCTTCTCAGGATGAAATCCTACCGGGTAGTCAGGTTACACTGAATCCAATTGATGTTAATGTTACACCATTTACTGATACAGTAACTATATCACAAATTAGAAGTAACTCAACCACCTTTACATTTGATACGCCTATTTACCTTGAAGGTAATACTTCCTATGCGTTAGTATTACTAGCAAACACACAAGCATATAATGTCTATGTTGCTGACCTAACCGAGTTTGTGGTAAATGACACCAATAGAAGAGTTACTTCGCAGCCTACACTGGGATCATTCTTTTCGTCACAGAACACTGTGACTTGGACACCTAACCAGTTTAGGGATATGATGTTTAAGGTTAACAGAGCTGACTTTGCTTCTAGTGGCACTGCTATCTTTGAAAACTTTGCCATTGATGATGCTAGACTCCCTGTTGATCCTATTTCCACAACGTCTGGTGATAGTGATGTGCGTATTTTTGCAATGAACTCTGGTTTTGTTGTCAATGATACAGTTCAAATTACTGGTGTAGATTCTTCTACTAGATATGGGGGTATCTTAGGAACGTCCCTGCTGGGAGAAAGAACAATCACAAAAGTAGATGGTGAGAGTTTCCAGTTCAAAGCAGACTCTGCTGCAACTCAAACTATTATTACTGGTGGTAGCAGTGTCAACTCAGAAGTAAATATTCTAATGGATGAAATGGTCCCTAATATGAGACTGACTTTACCATACAACGGAACAACTGTTGGGACCACAGCAAATCTCACTACAGGTGCTTCTCTGGTTACTGCTAATAACGTATCTAATACTGCTTACGGCACTTTAGATGCTGCTGGTGAAGAAATTGATATCGAACCATTTAGATTGATTAGATTTAACTCTCCAAGAGTTGTTGCTAACAGTAGAATTGAAGAAGCGGAGTTTACCAGTGCTGACGCAGGCAGAAAGTCTGTCAAGTATACTTCGTCTCTAGCAACTGGTGATACCTATGTATCACCTGTCATTGACCTTGCTTCATTGTCTATGTCAACTGTAAGTAATATTATCGATAATCAAGACTCTGCTCTCGGTGCTGATAATATTACGACGAACAACCCTATTGAATACATTGCAGAAACCAATAGTGGTTCTGGTTCTGCTATGTCTAAGCATGTTACTATTCCAATCAATATTATTGAACCTGCTGTTGGTCTAAAAGTTCTCTTGTCTGCCAATAGACCTTCTGGTTCTTTCGTTGATCTATACTACAGAACACTTCCAATTGGTTCTGATGATGATATCAATACAGTCAACTATGTTCAGGCAAGCTTGGATACTAGTATCGGTACTGATGATAACAGAGATATCTTTAGAGAGTATGCTTACACTATTGGTGGTCTGGGTGGTACATTAACACCGTTCACTACCTTCCAATTAAAGATTGTATTTAGGTCAACTAACACCTCTAGGGTGCCTCGCATTAAAGACCTGAGAGCAATTGCTCTGGGAACATAATGAATGAATGATGATTATGTAAAAGTTGAGGGTAACTCCAATCTTATTAAAGATAAGTCTACAGGAGTTATCCTCAATATTGATAAAAATGGTCTAGCAGCTGCTAAACGCAGAAAGCAATTAATGAAAGAACAGCAAGAAGAAAGAGAGACTGTTCTTGAATTGAAATCAGAACTCTCTGAATTGAAAAAACTGATTGGTGAACTACTAGAACAAAAATCAATATAAATAAGACTAACCACTCAACTGTTCATAAGAAGAGAATCATGCCAGTATATGCCGATTTAGAATTACATCAAGGAGATGATATAGTATTTCGTCTAGAGTTGCTTGACAGTGATAGGTCTTTATGGAATGTATCTTCAGGATATACAGGTAAAGCTACTTTCAAAAAGACTTACGCTACTAGGGACTCTGATGCTTATAATTTTACTGTTACCTTTCCCGGCGATCCAGTTAACGCAGTTGATCTAGCTTTAGATGGAACTGTATCTGATGATATTAAGTCTGGTAGATATGTATATGATGTATTTTTATTGAAAGACAATTCTTCTGTAAAAGTCTTAGAAGGAAAACTAGAAATTTATCCTTCGGCAACTTCCATAGTTTAAGAGACTGATAATGACTAATAGAGTAATAATCACCAAAAAATCTCCGGTTCTGGTTAGAAGAATTCTAACAGGTATTCCTAATGCTGGTGTAAGAACTCTTAACGAATTATCTGGTCAGTTAAACCTCCTTGATAGTTCTGATATACTGATTACTATTGATTCTGCTGAACGTACATTTACTTTTGAAAATACCAGTACTCTAGATACTGTAACTAGTCGTGGTGACAGTACTTCCAACTCTGTTACATTTGGTGATCTAAACGTTACTGGCCAGACTACTCTTTCAAACTCAACTATAACTACTCTTTCAGTTGATTCTGCTGTTATTAGTGGAATTACATTTACTGATAGTGCGTTATCTCAGTTCTTAGATAGCGATGATTTTGTCTTTAGTAGTGGTCAGGCAAGTCTTAAAGATGAATCTATTCAAGATATTATCGGCGCTATGGTTTCTGGTAATACAGAAACAAATATTACTGTAACATATCAAGACGGTGATGGGACTATCGACTTTGAAGTTCCAATAGCATCCGTTGATAGTGTTGGTGTAGCACAGTTTGATAGTAACGAATTTAATGTAGTTGCAGGATTAGTTACTATGAATACAATTGACGGCGGAAGTTTTTGATATAAATAAATAAAAGTGACGGCGCTCATATAGTTATCGTCACTCTAATATAAAAAATTTAGACTTATATAAGTCGAATGTAGGGTTGGAGACGTAATGTCAACTATTAAGTTACGCCGCAGTGCTGTATCTGGTAATAAGCCGAGTACATCACAGTTAGATTTAGGCGAGGTAGCCATCAATACACATGATGGTAAAATGTTCTTTAAGAGAGATAAAGACGGTGAACTGTCTATTGTTGAACTAGGCGGTGCAGCAGTTGCTGAGAACGTTTTCTATGTTTCCAAAAGCGGTAATGATAGTAATAATGGAACAAGTATTGACCGTGCATTCCTTACACTCGATAAAGCACTAGCAGTAGCAGCAGAACGCAGAGGTGCTGCTGGACTTGATTCTGATGGTGCAGAAGGTTCTGTATTAGAAAATAAAACCCGTAGAGATTTAGGTCTTTATATTGATGCTGCAAAGTATGATGTGGCACTTGGAACAAAGTTTAACCAAGTATTCCAAGGTAGAGCAGGATCATATACTAAAGGTATTACTGAAGTATTATTCAGTATTGATGCAACCAAAGACCTTGTAAATGATCTTTCTGCTATTAGTGGTGATGCTACTTCTCTTTCTAGATCAGATGCATATTTTGATGAAGTCAAAGACATTATTCAAAATGGTAAAGATAATGCTGATGCCCTAGCAGCTGCACAATATCCTACTCCTACAAATGCTTCTACCTACTATGACTCTTCTCAAACAGAAGATGATGCATCTAGGTCAAAAGTTAAACTCTTAAACAACAAAGTCTTTATTTCTGAAGAAGTAAACGAGTTTGTAAAAGCAACCTATAATATTTCTTATGATAGTGCAAAATGTAAAAGAGACATTAGATTTGCTGTAGAAGCACTTGCTTATGATGCAACCTATCTTGGTAATGCTGGTGCCTATGATAATGCTAACTTCTTCTTCCATAATGGCGCACAGATTCCTGCCTACCAAAAGACAGAAACTGCTGCTGCCTATGATAGAATGGCAGTGGTCCTAGAAGGGGTTCTAAAGGACAGTGCAGTGGTGTTGTCTGGTCCGGGGGGGAGTTATACCACCACACAAGATTTTACTGGACTTTCTCCTAGACAGATAAAGATTGATGAACTTTCTGCGTCTACTACTATGATTGGTAATGTAATTAAAAATGGTGTTTCGTCATTACCTGCTTCTAGAATTACACCTGACTTAGATAGTAGAGTTACCTTTAGTAGTGCGGGTCTTGACTCAGCAGCATTAAAGACTTCGTTTGATGCTATTGCTACAAACAAGACTACTATTATTGATGATGTTATTGATTTAGTAGATAGTGAATATCCATTATTGTTTGGTATTGGTGACAGATATGTAGATATTCTTGACGCTCCTGAGATTGCATCTACGATTTACTTGAAGACTGGTGATTACACTATTAACAATCCAGTAGAAGTTCCAAAGAACGTATCTATTATTGGTGACAACCTGAAGAATACTAGTGTTCGTCCTAAGAATAAAACTTCTGATATGTTCTATGTAAATAATAATGGATACATTGCAGATATTACATTTAGGGACCATTTACAACCAGCTGCTGTTATTGCATGGAATCCAGCAGGAGACTCTGCTTCTAATATTATTGTAAACTCTCCATATATCCGTAACTGCACATCTATTACTGGACCAGACTTATCTAGAAATGATGATGGAACATATGTCTATCCAGATGCTGTTGATGCTACTAAACCAGCACAAGGTGGTGATGGTATTCGTAATGATGGTTCTAAAGTAGGTGGCATTCGTTCTATTGTAGTAGACTCCTTTACACAGATCAACCAAGGTGGTAAGGGTGTATATCTTCTTAATAGAGGATACTGTCAGTTGGTATCAGTCTTTACAGTATATTGTGACGTAGGATTCTTGGCAGAGAATGGTGGATTTGCTTCTATTACAAACTCTAACAGTTCTTTTGGTAATATTGGATTGAAAGCAACTGGTGTAACTCCAAAGTTATATGAAGCTTCTGTAGATACTAATCAGGACCAAATTGACAATCTAATCACTCTTAAGAATCTACCACAAAGACCAAATATTTCGGATGCAGTTAAATTTGCATCTGATCCTTTATACTATACAGTAGACTCTGCATCTTGGGATTCCGCAGCAGGCACTGGCACTATTAAGTTACAGGAAAGACCTGACATAGACTTACCTGATAACGACTCTGCTACTTTCCACCAAAGAAGTGCATTATCTTCTTCTGGTCATACATTCGAGTGGATTGGAACAGGAACAGATGTAAGAACTGCATTCCCTTATCGTGGTGGTATTCCTACCCAATCTGATGAAGTTGTGCAAGACTCTGACAGAGGCGGTCTATGTTTTGTAACCAGTACTGATCAAAAAGGTGATTTCAGAGTTGGTGAAGACTTCCTTATTCAAAGATCGACAGGCACTATTGAGGGACAAGCATTTGATCGCAGTCTCTTTGCCCGTGTAACTCCATTCTCTATCGCACTTGAGGACTAAACATGGCTGAACTAAACGTATTCAAAACCGTAACAAAGACTATTGACACTAGTAATCAAACGATCTACACTGCACCATCAAGTTACACTGGGATTGTACTGTCAACTCAAATTGCCAATGCTTCTGACTCAGATGCTACATTGACATTTACATATCAAGATTCTGCTTCTGCTAGTGCAGTTGAACTTCTGTATCAGTTTGATATTCCCGCTAATGATGCTGCAAATGGAACTATGGGAAAACTTGTAGTTTCTTCAAACGGTATTCTTAAAATGGTTTCTAATAAAGATAACAAATTAAAATTAGTAATGGGTATACTGGAGTCGCTCAATGGCTAAAGGTGAATCAAGACTTCTCAGTGGTCGAATTAAAACTAAAAGTGGTAATACTTTAGATTCTAAAAGAAGTACGTTTCTAAGTTTAGATAATGCTGAACCAAACTTTGGTAATCCAGATTCTGACCGTTATATTCTTGCTTCTCTTACCAATGGTGGACGTTTATTTTTAAAACTGAATAAAGGTTTTCTTGTAAGTGCGGATAGTGTAAGTGGAGATGAATCTACATTTGAGATTGATCCTTCTGGATTATCAAATGCTGTTGGCACTACACTTGCTGATGTCCTTGATAATCTTGACTCTGCTATTACTGGAGCTACTGATTTAGCACTAACCTTAGCACTAACCAATCCTACTATTACTGATAGTAATTTTAATGGTTCTGGTATTGTTTCCGACCCTCTGACATTAGATTCCGATTTGCGTATCTTTGGCATTACTGGTGACTCCGCAACATTTACAAATATCACCTCAGCTGGAACTGTAGATTTTAGTGGTGCTACAATTATAGATGGTGGCACGGTAACAACTGTTGATATCAATGGTGGCACGATTGATGGCACTACTATTGGACATACTACACCAGATTCTGCTTCATTCACAACTATTTCTACTTCTGGTTCAGCTACATTAGCAAGTGCTAGTGTTACAGATTTGACAGATAATAGAGTTGTTATTGCTGGAACTGCTGGTGAACTTGAAGATGATGCTAATCTAACCTATGATGGCACATCCTTGAATGTTGCTAATAACACGGCATCTACTAACTCTGCAAATGGGGCGTTAGTTGTTACAGGTGGCGTAGGTATCGGTGGTGCTTTGAATGTAGGTGGTAATGTAGAAGTCAATGGAGACTTTACTGTTACTGGCACAACCACTACTGTTGATGTTGAAACACTTTCCATTACTGATCCTTTGATTCACCTTGCAGACTCTAATGAATCTAGTGACGAAGTTGATATCGGTTTTATCGGCCACTACTATGATGTTGCTTTAGGTGGTAGACAGCATACAGGTATCTTTAGAGATGCATCAAATGATGAATATTATGTCTTTGCACAATATCAAGACTCTGCCTTAGACTCTTCTCCTAGATCGAATGTTATTGATAGAACACGACCATCATTTGTTCTTGCTCCATTTAATGCCATGTCCGTAACTGCTGAGACTTTATCTGGCACAGTTAGTGCAGACTCTATCACTACGACGAACCTTACAGCAGCAAGTGTTGATATTAATGGTGGCACTATTGATAGTGCAGATATTACACTAGGCGTTGGTAATACTTTAAATGTTTCTGCTGGAACATTAACTCTTGCTGATAATCAAATCTCAGGTGATAAGATTGAAGGTGGAACAATTGGTAATGTTACTGTTACTAATCTTACATCTGGTAATGTTAATGTTGATGGTGGGTTTATTGATGGTACTGCTATTGGTCATACTACTCCTGATTCCGGCACATTTACTAATCTTGCTAGAACTTCACCAGCAGGAGTAACAGCAGGAACATATGGTTCTACAACAGTTGTTCCTGTAGTAACAGTAGATGCATCTGGGTTTATTGATGTTATCACTACAGCTACAATTAGTAATACTATTCAGATTGGTGAAACTGTTATTACTGTTGGTGATGAGGTTGATAATCTTGTTCTTGACTCTGCAACTATTACAAAATTAGATGTTACTGGAACTGCTACTCTAGCAAGTGTAGATATTAATGGTGGAACTATTGACGGAACTACTATAGGTCATACTACTCCTGATTCAGCAACGTTTACCAACCTTACTAGAACTTCACCTTCAGGTGTAACAGCAGGTGCATATGGTTCTGTAACAGAAATTCCTGTAGTCACTGTAGATGCATCTGGTTTTGTAGATAGTATTGGTCAAGTTGCAATCAGTACAACGATGAACACAGCAGCAGATACTGGAACAGGGTCAGTAAATCTGCTGGATTCTTCTCTTGCAATTGTAGGTGGCGTAGGAATTGACACAACTGCTTCTGGCAGAACTATTACAATTTCTGCTGCTACTAGTGGTGTTGTTGCAGGGGTATATGGGTCTACTACAGAAATTCCTGTCATCACTGTTGATAGTTATGGGCAAGTTGATAGTGTTGGAATTAGTTCTGTTTCATTTGGTCTTGCAGATGCGGACATTGATGCTTTAGACTTTGATAGTGCAACAGGCTCACTTAGTATTAGTACTGGTGTAGCAACATTCACTACAGTTATCACTCTTGATCCATATACTACAAACGATCTAGTAGAAGGTGATAGTAACAAATACTATACTAAGATTAGAGTAGACTCTGATATCGATGCACGTGTAACTCAGTCTTATATTGATACCTTTGACACTCATGACTCAGCAGCGGTTCAAGGTCAGATTGATTCCTCTGCAACAGCTTATACTCTTGACTTTATTACGACTAATGGTAATACAACAACCAATAATATTGAAGTTGGTACTATCAATACCCTTCAAGTTAATAATGGTAATGGCGACGATGCATTTAGCACAGCAGTGGGTGTTGATGCCCTTGTTAATGTCAACTCTGGTGCACTAAGAAACACTGCTATTGGCGCTAATGCCCTCGAAGACAACACTTCAGGTCGAAGAAATACTGCTGTTGGTGATGGGGCGCTGGCTAACGCAACTACTGGTGCTTATAATACTGCTATTGGTCAGAACTCAATGGGTGTTGGGATTGTTACTGGATTAAATAACGCTGCTCTTGGCGCTAATGCTCTTGAGTCCTTGGAGAACGGCAGTAGCAACACGGCTGTTGGATCTACGGCAATGTCTAACGCAACTACTGGTGGTTATAATACTGCTATTGGTCAGAACTCAATGGGTGCTGGGATTGTTACTGGATCAAATAACGCTGCTCTTGGTGCTGATAGTCTTAAAGTCGTTACTAGTGGCGCTAACAACATGGCTATTGGTAGGAGTAGCATGGCGCAGAATACCACTGGTTCTCACAATACTGCCGTTGGTAGGTCTGCGTTAAGTAAAAACACCACTGGTGCTAACAATGTTGCTGTTGGGTCTACTGCCCTAGCTCTATCTTCTAGTGGTGCTGTTAATAACAACGTCGCTATTGGTTATTATGCTCTTGAGGGCCTTAATCCGGGGCAAAATGGTAACACGGCTATCGGGTATCGTGCAGGTAGAGACTTAGACTCTGGCACTGGAAATACTATTATTGGTTTTGATGCCGAAGCATCTGATTCCAATATGAGTAACGAGATTACTTTAGGTGATACTGGTAATAAGTCCTTCCGTATTCCGGGTTCTTCCTTTTACATCAATGGGGGTTCAGAAGGCACGACTGGTTCTAATGTTGGTATCGGTACGTCTTCTCCAGCAAGAATTCTTCATACTGAAACAACTGACTATATTGTAGGTAGGTTTGATAGATCTGCTGGTGGTAATGCTTATCTTAGTATCTCTGATGCCAGTACAACTGATGAAGGTTATGTTGCTGTTGGTGCTACAGGAGATGACCTGAAGTTTAGATCTGGCAACCTGGATAGAGCAGCCTTAACGTCTACTGGTGACTTTGGTATTGGTACCACCTCTCCTTCTAAAAAGCTTCATGTAGTAGGCGATGCTGTAGTCTCAGGCACTATTAATGACTTAGATATAGGTCATGGTGGCGGTGACGTAGCTACCAACACTATTGTAGGTAGGCTCGCATTAGCCGACAACACTTCTGGCGCAGAAAACACTGCTTTTGGTAGGTCTGCCCTAGAAAACAACACTATAGGTATAAGAAACACTGCTATTGGTTATAGGGCGCTAAGGACTAACGATTCGGGTGGCAACAACATCGCCATTGGTCATTCTTCAATGCTTAACGCTGAAGGCACCAACAATATTGGGGTTGGTCTAAATGCCCTGAATGCCTCTACTGGTGTTGGCAATGTAGCCCTTGGTACAAGCACACTTAAATCTGCTAATCCGGGGTCTTATAACACTGCTATTGGCGACCAATCAATGACCGTCGCCACAGATGGCAGTTTTAATATTGCTATCGGCCGAACTGCTCTACGGGCTAACACTGGCAATAATAATGTTGGATTGGGAGAAGATGCTCTTAGGTCTAACACCTCCGGTGGCAACAACATCGCTATTGGTCTGGATGCACTTAGAACAAAAACTACTGGTGATGACAACATAGGCATAGGTCGAACTGCTTTAACCCTGTTAGATGGAGCAAATGACAACGTAGCTATTGGCGGAGATGCTGGGGACAACTTAACTACAGGTTCTGTAAACACCCTAATTGGATATGGTAGCCAAGCGTCTACTGCTACTGTTAGTCATGAAATAACTTTAGGCGATGGGGATGATAAATCCTTCCGTATTCCGGGTTCTCAGTTCTACATTAATGGTGGCTCAGAAGGCACTGTAGGTTCTAATGTTGGTATTAACACTACTACTCCTACAGAACAACTTGACGTTAATGGCAATGCTGTAGTCTCAGGCACTATCAATACCCTTCAAGTCAATAATGGTAATGGCGACGATGCATTTAGTACAGCAGTAGGTTTTAATGCTCTTATTAGTGCCAACTCTAGCACACTAAGAAACACTGCTTTTGGTAGGTCTGCTCTAGAAGACAACACTTCAGGTGAAAGAAATACTGCTATTGGTCAGGGGGCAATGGCTAACGCAACTACTGGCAGTTATAATACTGCTATTGGTCAGGGAGTGATGGGTAGTGGGATTGTTACTGGAAACTTTAACACTGCTCTCGGAATTACCGCCCTCAATAAGCTTACCTCTGGTCCGTTCAACACTGCTATTGGTAGTCAATCCCCACTAGGCAATACTACTACAGGTCAAAGTAACGTTGCTATTGGACCATACACCCTTATCAACAATGAAGAAGGTTCTTACAATGTTGCTGTCGGCAGAAGCGCACTAGCAGGTGCTAGTCTTGGTGATTATACAGGTAACATTGCTATTGGTGCTAATGCGCTTGATAATCTTGAGCCGGGGCAAAATAATAACACTGTTATTGGTTTTCGTGCAGGTAGAGACTTAGACTCTGGTACTCAAAATATTATTATTGGTTATGATGCCGAAGCTTCTGATTCCAATATGAGTAACGAGATTACTTTTGGTGATAATGGTAATAAATCCTTCCGTATTCCGGGTTCTCAGTTCTACATTAATGGTGGTTCAGAAGGCACTACAGGTTCTAATGTTGGTATTGGCACTTCTACTCCTACATCTAAGCTTCACGTAAATGGTGATCTTACAATATCTAACCTTGTTAAATTTGAA